AGGATTTTTTCATGAAACACAATAAAGTTGAAGTTATTTTAAAAAAAGCAAAAAGCTTGAATGATAAATCTTTATCAAGAGATTTGCGTAAAGCTGCTCTTAATTCAATAACTAAGACGGCGGAAGGGATTTTGGAACAAATTAGACCAGAAAAATCTATCTTTGAAAAGAAAGTACTAAATGATGAAACCCCAGTTAAAAAAAATAAGTCTGATTTAACAACAGATTCTCCAAGTAGGTCGTTGTCAACAAGATATTCTCCAGATCGGGTTGGTGTTCAAGCAAGAAGAATTTCTGATGGAGTTATACAAGATCCAATTAGTAACAAAATTTATGATTGGAACGATGGTTTTACAACAGAGGATGGTGATGAAATTCAAGGTGGAAGTGTTTCTCTGCAAACAGATTTAGGTTAAAATAATAATTTTAAACTTAGTATAAAGTATAAGCAAAAACCTGCTATGAGAATTTAGCAGGTTTTTTTTTAAGGAAAAAAAATGAATAATAAACCAAATAAGGTTTTTTTACATCCTGAAAAAGAAGAAATAATGAGTCGTCTTTTATCGGGAGAGTCAGTTAAAGAGATTGAGGGATGGTTAAAGAAAAAGCATCCTAAAAAAAGAAGACTATGGATTTCTTATGCTACATTACAAAAATTTAGAAAGGAGCATTTACACCTTGAAAAGGATATGATTGAGGACATTAAAGCTGCAAGAAAAGAGCAAGATAGTGAATCAAGTGTTCTTGAGAAGAAAGCATTAATATTATCATCTAATGCATATCAGCAAAAAATAAATGAAATTGTAACAACTAAATTAGATTCTGACCGTAAACTTGTTGAATTAATGAATTTGCTTGGTACAAGAATAGAATATTATTTCAATATGTTTCAAGATCCAGGAACAAAGACAACATTAAAAGAAGATAAAATGTTTATGGAACTTCTAAATGTGCAACGAACTATGATTCAAGATTATAAAAAATATGTTGAGCGTGTAGCAGACCAAAGAATTGAACACAATGTAAATGTTACTGTTGTAAATGAACAAATAACTGTTCTAAAAAATATTGTCTTTGAAGTTTTGCAATCACTAGATCCATCGTTAGTACCTTTATTTGTTGAAAAAATAAATGCTAGACTACTTGATGTAAATCACGGAACTTCTACTTATGATACTTATTTAAATGAGCCAAAAAATTTCGAGGTTTACGATGCCTACTAATGTAAAACTAAACCCTAGTGATTTAGTTACTGTTGAAGCCTTTAGAACTTGGATTAAAGAATCCTTGCCAAACTTATATTTTCAAAAAGAAATTCCTTATCAACATTTATTAATATATTTAGAGTATATAAGAGAATTAATTTCAGTAAACAAAGAGCTTGATTCAGCTTTTTGGAATCAAATAACTAGAGACTTAGAATCTAATATCGAATCTTTAGAAAGGAATGATGATGAGTTTTAATCAAGATTTAAAAAAAATAATGATTTTGTATCCTGAATTTGAAGTAACGTCCCAAGAAGATTTTCGGGATTTAGTTAATATTCACAATGTTGCTGAATTTGTATTTGGACAAGAGCCTGACGCAAAATTAGTTGAATCGGCATTTAACAATAGGGGTTTGATTAAACTAAATAATTTAAATGATTATTACTTTTTAATATTTAAATCAGCACGAAGTTATGAAAAAATTAAAAAGTTAGCTTATCCAAATGTAAGTAATATAGAAATTGACGAAGAATTTAATCTAGATAAATGGGCGGGATTAGTTCATAAAATTTATGATGCTGTATCATCTGGAGATATGAGTTTACATACGGCCATTAATTACTATGCAGATACCTTAGATAAGGGTAAAAATGAGGGCGAATCATTTAAAAGATGGGTTCACTATTATAATAGTGGTGATCATAAAAAATATAGTGATTTAAAAAAATCTTTTAAAAAAGATGCATTTCAATTTCCATTAAGTGGACCTGGCTTTTACGGACCAGAAAACGCCATAGTTCCAGAACAAAATTTATCAAAATCTGATTCATCTAAAAATAAAGGTGATGATTATGCCGAATGGAAAAATAAATTGTATTCAGCAATAAGGCGAATTGATAAATTACTAAGACAAGGTGATGATATGGTAGATTCTGATGTTGCAAAAGATTTATCTGATTTATTACATCAATTTGATCAAGAAGTAAGGGCATTAAGAATAAAAACAACGGCTGCAGATTTAGCATATCATTATGCCCAAAAGTTCAAAAAGAAAGGTTTTGATAATGGATACAATGAATTTATAAAATATGCCCAAGAAATTGATAAACAATTAATTCCAACTATTGAGGATACAAACCTACCATCTCCAGCTAAAGAAGGTCTGTCCGCTCAACCAAATGTTGAGAAAAATGTAGAACCGTTGGCTGATGAATCATTAGAAGAAAAAAATACAGGGGCGAAAGAGGGCGAATATGAAAAACTAGAAGGTGATGTTAACCTTGGAGATGCTGTTGATAAATTAGAAGAAATCGCAGGTCGTTTATCTGACAGAAGAACTATAAGATTACTTGCTGAATTCGATATTATTCTTGATAAAATAGGTATTGCACCAATGTTCCCTGAATTAGCAGAAGCGCAAAGTAAGTTAATTGACGGATATTCTTACGCATTAACTCGTGTCACAAAGATGTTAGGAATGTTATCTAGCGGAAAAAGCTTAATTGAAATTTCGAACGCAAAGAAAAAAGATTTAACCGAAAAGACGATGAAGGAAGTAAATAAATCATTTTTTGAAGAAGAAAACGAGAATGAGGATGATGGTTCAAAGTCCATTCAAGAAGGTTTGGATTCCACTATTGAGCAACAACCTCAAGCTCCTCTCAGTCCAGTCGCTCAGGAAGTTTCTCCCGCGCCAGCAATTTAAAGGGAATGGTATATAAATGGGACTAAAAGAAACGCTAAAGATCATACAGGAAACATCAAATCTTTATTTGATAAACAAACCTTATATCGTTGGTGGATTACCTAGAGATCTATATTTAGGTATCCCAAATGTAAAAACAACAGATATTGATATAACAACAAATTCACCTGAAGTTTTAAGATTAGGAATTCTTGTTGCTGATAAATTAAATGTCACATTTGAATTAGCAGATGATGGTCATTTAACTGTTTTTTCAGATAAATTCGATCTAGATTTTTCAAGTCATTTTATATCAGATGATGTTAAAGAATATCTCAATGGAGAATTTGAAGGACTTGAAGAAGCGTTTAGTCGTGATTTTACAATCAATACCTTACATCAAGATTTAGTGACGGGAGAAATTTTGGACCCAACAAAACTCGGGTTTAAAGATATTGATAAAAAGTTAATAAAAACACCAGTCCCTGCAGAAATTACACTTACTGATGATCCAAGAAGAATTTATAGAGCTATAAATTTAGCGGTAAGGTATCAATTCAATATTGACGATGAAATAAAAAGCTTTGTTATTGAAAACCCACATTTATTTAAAGCTGACAAAATTAAAGATAAATATGTTGCCGTAAAAATTAATAAATCTTTAGATATAAACCCAAATTTAACAATTCAATTGTTAAAAGAATTTAATTTATTTAACAATGTCCCATTATCTGGAAAGTTTAAAGATATCTTAATTAAAGAAAAATTATTGGTTGATTATTTAGATAATAAAAACCTAAAAACTGCCCAAATTAGATTGGCGAAAAATTGGAATGAATATATAGAACAAGGACCAGAATATTTAGAACTTAAAACATGGTGGCAAAATAATGCCAAAAATTTACCAGGAAATTATAATCCATCTTATTTAAGTTGGGAAAAATGGTATATGAAACATTATAGGGAGCAGTGGAATTTAAAACATAAAAGCCCAAATGAAACTTTACTTTTTTTACAGGATGAATTAAACGGTTCAGGTATAATCAATCAGCAGGATCCTTTTGGTCTTTTAAACATGGAACATGTTAAAAAAGATTTTGAGCTGGGAATTGAAAATGTTATTATAAAACCTGGTGTTAATGTTGAAAACGTTTCAAGCGATGTTAAATATTTTATAAAAATATTAGGTGAGGAGGCTTTAAAACTCAAGTTGGAAACTCCTGTGATTACTAGTGGATGGAGATCAGTTGAAGAGCAAGCAAAAATTATGGCCACAAATTGGTTTAATAATGGCGGACAGAGAAATGGAAAACGTTATTTAATTGGCTTGTATGGAAAAGATTATGGTGGCAAAATTGCTGCTATATTTGAAAAATATGGCAATGGAGAAGAAGGTCAACGATTAGCTATTCAAGTTATAAAAAATCAACCAGTAGGAAGCAGCCATATTATGAATCCAGGAACAGCAATAGATTTAAGAATGACATCTGGAATTGATAAGATATTGAAATCGATTGTAAGTCAAAAAATATTTGACTTAAAGATAAAAGATGAAACAAATTATGCAGGACCTCATTACCATGTTAATGTCAAAGGTATTAAAAACAGGAAAAATTCGATAATGCAAAGAAAAGAAGCTGTGCTAAAGATAATTAACTACTAATTATTATGGAAAAATTATGAATTATTTAAAAATATCCAACAAATCTACAGAAGATGACGATGACACAATAAGTTATCGGGAAGAAGATGAAAATAATGAAGTGGAATTACTGGAGGAAGGTGATTCTACTAACATTCCTCTAGAAGGTAGTGCTTTATATCCAAGAATATATGTTGGGGATTCAGCCACACCTTTGTCAGGTCAGTTTAACCAGTCAGAGTATGTAGATGACAATATTACTAGAACGTGGACAGGTATCTTAACAAGTTATTATGGATAAGGAGAATATTAGAATGACCGGCATTCTTATTACAGAATATAGTGAGCAAACTAAAAATGCACAGGTTCAAGCAGATTTCATTAAAGATCATGAACATGATTATGAGTTGTTTGATAATCCTGAGTCCTTAATAATTACATTTTCAGAAGAATCTGAATCTAATTTGTCCGAAGAAGCACATACGGATGACTCTTCCAATATGGAGTTAGATGAATTTTCAGAAGTTTCTTTTCATGAATATGAGGATGAATTAGAACCAATCGATTCCGAAAACAAAGCAGAATTTGACGATGATGAATTGTTAGATTCTGGAGATCAAAGTGCCATGTCATTTAAATTACCTGGTGTTGTTGATTACGTAGAAGACGATTTGGAAGACGAAGAGGTAGATAAGGTTGATGATGGTAGCACAACAGATTGGGTAAATGATCGTGATGTTCGTCATTTCATGCCATATATCCTTGAAAAGGTTAATTCGATACCATCTCATGATGGTAAATCCACATTAGGATGCGAAAGAGCAATTCTTTATTTGGCAAATTTGAACAAAGAAATTTCAGAAGCGTTACGTTCTGATCCTAAAGCGTACTCAGGAATCAGTGACTCTGGAAGTCCACTTGATATTGAATCTTTAGAGAGAATTAGAATTAAAATATTGAAAGATATAACAACTCTAAAGGAGCATATTAAGACTCTTAACAAAAAGCATAAAAAGCCAACTAAAAAGAAATCAAATGATGATAGTATGACTTTAATAAAAGATGGTGATGTGCCCGCAGATTCAAGCAAAGTGGCTTCATTACCAAAAATTCAATTAGTAATGACTCCTTTTGAAAGAGCCATAACTGGTATGATTATTAATGCAACAGTTTCCGCAGGAAAATCTCTTGAAGATGTGTATGAGCAACTTAAAAAACAATATGATATAAGTGATAGAGAAGAGCTATCTATTTTTCAGTTACTAATGGATATGGGTCAACCAATATATAAAGATAGAGGAACTCTAGGAACTGATGGTGAATCGGTTGATTTTATGAAAAATTATTTCGCATAAAGGATATTTTTAAATGAAGATAAATAGACTCGGAGATAACGAAGATTATAAAACAACTGCTTTTTGGCTTTATGAATTTGGATACGATTTAGCTAAAAATGCTAAAGAAATCGATTATCTTCGAGATTACCTTAATACACTTCAGGTCAATAAGAGTTTTAATACAATTGATGAAAAGATAGCAGATTTACGTAATCGTGTAGGTTTAGATTTAGCTATAAAAATATCAAATGAAATTAACAAAGATAATATATCTTCAGCATCAAAAGAATGTGAATGTAAAAATAATACTAATGAAAAGTGTTTGTGTAAAGTAAAACAAGCATCAATGCATTCTGAGAAGGATGTTTCAACTATGAAAAATATTTTGGAATATATTCAAGATATGATCAAAAGTGAACCGCACTTAAATGCTGCTGTAGTTATTTCTAGATGTGAAAATGAAAATGGTTTAGGTTTTGATTATTTATCAAAAAAAATAGACCAAGGAAAATTAATAAAATATATAGATAGCTTATTAGATAAAAATAAACTATCTGAACATCAAAACGTTAGATATACTCCAGCGGTTGTTGATAATGATTATAGCGTAGAAGATATTTCAGCAGAATATTATAATCATGCGGAGCCTTCACATTATTAAGGTTTTTTATGACCAAATCAGCAAACCCAAAAGATGAAGTAAAAAATTTATTTAATCAAGTTCGTAATAGTTTTTTGGATTATGATCCGGCGCACTTTATTCAAAATAACCTAACACTAGATGGGGATAGTTTCAGCATTCTAGGAAATGGCTGGAAGTTTATGGCTGATGTGTATAGATACATTGCACTTCAGGCATCTAGAAAAAATGGCAAACCTGTTGTTATCAAGAAGGGAAGACAGGTTGGTGCAACAATGATGGCTGGTGCATTAGATTTATATTTCACAAACAGTGGATTATTTGCGAAACCTCCAATTAAAGTGGCGCACTTCTTTCCATCTTTAGGTCTTAGAAATAGATTTTCACAAGAAAAATTAGAAAATTTAATTAGAGGTGCTAAAAATGATTTTATTAATGTTAATAAATTAACAGATGGCAACGTAGCTGATAATTTATCAACTAAGCAATTCAAAACAGGAACTTTATGGATAGAAAGTATTGGGACTGATGCTGATCGTGTAAGAGGTATGACTATTGATGTTGCCTTTTTCGACGAATGCTTTGTTGGCAAACAAAATGTAGAAGTTGAATCAGGTAAAATGAGTCTGTCAAAAATTTATAAAATGAAATCTAAAAATAAAGATTTACCAAAAGTAATGTCTTTTAATGAAAAAAATGAAAATTTTGAATATAAAAAGATATTAAATGTTTGGAAAAAAGAAAAAAAGGAGCTGCTTGAGATAAAGCTTGGTCAAAATAAAATAAAATGTACGCAAAATCATAGGTTTTTGACAAGCGAAGGATGGAAGGCTGCTAAAGATTTGCACATTGGTGACTTAATTAAAAGCAAACATGATTATGGAAAGAGCATTAAAGCTTTAAATGAAGATCAACTTCAAATTATATTGGGATCTTTTCTTGGTGATGGAAATATAAGAAGAGAAGGGCAGCATAGATACAGATTAAGAATGACTCATGGCTTGGACCAAAGAGAATATTGTGAATGGAAGGCATCCATGTTAGATGCAAAAGTTTATGATAAAAAACCAAGTGGTTATTCGAATAAAGAATCTGTTTTTATGTCATCAACATATTTTGGTTTAAAAAAGGAATTCCCTAAAGTTAAAACTGTCTGCCCGCAATGGGTTTTGGATGAATTAGATCTTAGGGGTGTAGCAATATGGATTATGGATGATGGCTCATCCAAATTTAAAAATAATAAATTTCAAGGATTAAATATATCTACAGATTCTTTTGACGAAGATAGTCAGAAAAGGTTTGTTGATTATTTTAAAAAATATGATATTAAGTGTGAATATAGATTCTCAAATAGAAGTGGTGATAAATTTAAAAAATCAAGTTATCCGTCATTACACTTTAACCAAGAAAATGGCTCTAAACTTTTGGATTTGATTAAGCCATATGTACACAATAATATTGGTTATAAAATTCCTAATTTTTCAAAAAATGAATGTAATTACAACTGGAATAAATTATTTAAAAAATATACATATAATGTTGTGGATAAGATTTCCAGCGTAAAAAAGAAAGAATATGTTTATGATATAGAGGTAGAAGATAATCATAATTTTATAGTATGTTCTTCAGGACCAAGGTTGGGTGGTCCAATAGCTCACAACTGCCAGGATATGGTTGGGTTAGCAATAAACAATGCAACAAAAACATTAACCGCGTCTAAATATGGCCAATTAGGTTCTGGTGTACAGGTATATTTTGGAACCCCTAAAGAAAAAGGAACTTGGTTTGAGACAACATGGGAAATGTCTGATCAAAGATATTATCATTTGGGATGTAAAAATTGCAAAAACACATTTCCATTTTACCAACCTAATCATCCTGGTTGGAAGGATATTTGGATATCAGGATATGATATTAAATGTCCGTTGTGTGGTACTATTCAACATAAGGTTGATGCCATAGAACATGGTAAATGGGTCCCATCCAAAAACACAGACGACTGTAAGTATATAGGATTCCACATTAATCAGTTTTATATACCAAATTTGACACGAGAAGTTATCAATGATTTAATGCCAGAAAATAATCCAAATCAATCAGAAAGGGCTTGGAACAACGAAGTCGTTGGTGAATTTTATGCTGGCGTAGGAATGCCTTTGACAAGATCTCATATTGAGATATATTGTAAAGACGAAAATAGAGCATTTTCTAGAAAAATAGAATCAAGGGATAGAAAGACTTATCTTGGGGCTGACTGGGGAGATAAAGCTGAGCAAGATAGTAGAGGCCAATCATTTTCCTGTGCTGTAATTTTATCTGATGCAGGAAATGGAACTTTATTAATTGAATTTGCACATATTTTAAAAGAAAGAAGTTTTAGTTATAAAAAAGCAACTATACATGAATTGTACAAAAGATTTGGCGTACGACAGGGGGTTGCTGACTTTTTCTTTGGACAAGATGTTGTTAGAGACTTACAATCTATTTATGGAGAAAGATTTTTAGGCTCTCAAGGTAGTGGAGCATTATTAAATGCTATAAAATATCGAGAAGATGAATTAATGATTACTTACAATAAGGATTTGTTGATCGAAGAGCTTTTTGATAAAATGAAAAAAGGGAAGATACGATTTCCTTGGAAAAGTTATGAAAATATAGAATGGTTAATTAATCATTGCACTTCTATGGGAACTGCTCTCAGAGAAAAAAGTGGGCAACAGGTAAAGACTTATGTTAAAGGGACAACACCTAATGATGGTTTAATGGCACTAATGTATGCTTATATGGCTTGGAAATTTGATACAACAAATAAATTCACAATAAAGCCAGGAAAACCAAACGAATCTGGTATACTAAAATCTACATTAGCTTTTGCACCAAGGTTAAAATAATGAGGTATTTAAATGAGTAGAAGAATTTCCAGGGGTAATTCACCTCAACCGCCAATTTCAAGAAACGGATTTCAAAAGTTATCAGAATTTCGTCGTGCCGAAATTCATAATATTGAAAATCAGAAACAGGATAAAATTGAAAACGGAAATGCGACAGCTTCAGTGGTCCACAGCTCACATTATAGAGATGTAATGGTTAAGAAAGCTTCAAGTTCCCAAACTGTTTTGCCAACAACCAAAGGCATTTCTGATATGTTAGGGCCGGAAGTTTATTCTCCATTATTTATTTTAGCTAATTTAAACCTACCAAGAGATAGAGTCGCAATGAATGCTTGGAACCGAGTATTTTATGACACACATCCAGTGGTAAGAAATGCAATCAATCTTCATGCTAGTTATCCAATTAGTAAAATAAACATTTCTCATCCAGATAAGAAGGTTCAGGAATTTTTTCTTGAAATGGCTGAAAAAATAGATTTATATTCAGTTGTTTATGGTGCTGCACTTGAATTTTGGAAACTAGGAGAATGTTTTCCTTATGCAGAATTAGATCGGGAAACAAATTCTTGGAAAAAAATAACAATATTAAATCCAGATTATATACATGTTAAAAAATCAGCAATTGGAGATCATACAATTATTTCTTTACGTCCTGACGCAGGATTACAAAGATTGGTTAATTCTAATTCACAATCAGACATTGCTTTGAAAAAAAGATTGCCCAAACATATAGTTGATGCTGTTAAAAAAGGTGAATCCATTCCATTAGATGGAATAAATATTTCTCATTTAAAATTATTAAGTTCACCATATGATGTTAGAGGAACTTCTGTCATCGTTTCAGTCTATAAAGATCTAATGCACTATGACAAATTGCGTGAATGTTTTGATAAGGATACTGAGGTTTTAACCAGCAATGGTTTTAAAAAATATACAGATATTTTTAATTTAGATAATCAAAGCATTAAAAATGATGTGATGATAGCATCATATAATGATATCAGTGATAAAATTGAATATTTAAAACCAACCAATTCAGTTTTGAAAGATTTCACAGGGGAAATGATTCATTTTAATGGTAAGAAAATTGATTGTATGGTTACACCTAATCATAGAGTTTATTCTTCAAAAAAGACCAGTGAAGGTTGGCAGCCATATGAAATAAGTTTAGCAAAAGATATCGGAAATGGTTCCTTTTACAAATTCAAAACATCAGCAACATTTGATAATCTTAACGATATTGACGAAGTAATTGTTGGTGATAAAAAAGTTCCAGTTAAAACATATTTAAAATTTGCAGGCTATTTAGTTAGCGAAGGCTGTATATATCAAAAAATAAGAAATGATAAACGCAAAAATGGATACCAATACTTTGATAATAAAATTATCACTTCGCAATTACCAACATCGTTGTGTTTTGAAGATATGAAAAATGTTTACACGGAAATTTCGGACATAATGGGTTATAAATTATCTGAAAGTTTTAGAGTTCAAGATTCTGGATTTTCAAAATCATCACCAAAAGAAATTTGGTCTGCATCAATATTTGGGAAAGAATTGGTAGATCATTGTATAGAAAATTTTGGAATTGATGGCAAAACAGATTCTTTTAACAAGAGAATTCCTAGATGGGTTCTAAATTTAAAACCAGAGTTGCAAAGAATTATGTTATCTGCATTAGTATCCGGTGATGGATCTATTTTTAGAAAGAAAACAACAACATCGTTTAGGTACAATACTGTATCTAAACAATTGGCAGATGATGTTTTTGAAATGGTATATAAATGTGGATTCACTCCAACCTTAGGGACTTATAAGAGAGCTGGGAGAGATATTAACGAGTATGTTATTTCATGGTCATATAGTGGCATAGGAGTCGAGCCATTAATTTATAATAATTTTAAATATAATGCAGCAAAAATAAATAAAGTAAATTACAATGATAAAGTTTGGTGTGTAGAAGTGCCTACTGGATTAATTGTAACAAGAAGAAATGGTAAAATAGTAATTCAAGGTCAGTGTAAGTTTGCTCAAGCTGATAATATGGTTAATCCATTAACCCTAGTTAAACTAGGTGGCTCTAACGATTATCGTCCAACACAAAGTGATTTGGATGCGATGAAATCAGTCCTTGAAGAGGCTCAATATGATAAGGATTTTAAAATTGTAACACACGATGGTGTTACAATTGAGCGGGTAGGTCATAGTGGACAAATTCTTGATATTTCGCAAGACTTAGAATTTATAATGAACAATTTATATATCGGATTAATGGTTCCTAAATCAATCATAGAACAAGACTCAGTTACATATGCAAGCTCATCCATAGGATTAGAAGTTTTAAGACAGAGATACGATATATTTAGAAACATGATGAAAAAATGGCTTGAGCAAAAAATATTTGCACCAATATCACAATTACAAGGGTTCTTTAATTATAAAGATGGCCAAAAAATATTACAAGTTCCTACCGTAGATTTTAATCATATGAATTTATATGATATGAGTGACTATATTCAAGGTGTGAGCAATTTCGTTGCTAACGAACAAGTTTCATTGCAGACATTATATAGAAGCCTTGGATTGTCATATGAAGAAGAAAAGAGAAGATTAAGAGAGGAGGCCATAGACAAAGTTAAAAAGACGAAAGAACTTGAGGCTCTAAATGTGATGAGATTAAGAGAACTTGAGAATCTAGACCCTAATGGTGTAATACCAGAGCCACCAGCAAGTGCGGATGGCATGGGCGGACTTGGACCTGATATGGATTCAAGCGGCTTGCCTGGATTAGAATTACCAGGCATGCCATCCGGCGGACCAGGAGAGGGTTTGGAGGGAATGGGAGGCCCTGACATTAGTATGCCACCACCTTCACCTTCCCCTTCTGGCGGAGGAGAGCCTAAATCCCCTGTCTAAAATAACTGCTAATAATTTATTTTTTAGGTAGTAACGGAGGGTTCTCATGAATAAAAAGCATGATGATGTAATTAACAAAAAAGCTGAATCATCAGGAACTCAATCTAGATATATAGACGCATCAGGAACTGAGTTTTCTGCACAAGAAATTATTAATGGGTATAAACCAAAAAAGCCATACAAATTATGTTCACTAAGTGAACGTGTTAACAATCCTAACTTTGGAAAAGTTAAAGAAAATAAATGAAAAAACATAGTTACAAATCATCAGACAATAATGTTGAGGTTCAAGGACCCAGAAATGATTTATCTGAAAAAGATACGGCAACAGAAAATGGTGGCAGAGGATTTAATTTAATTGAAATGACATCAGAATTTGACAAACTTGACAAAGATAATAAGTCTCACGAGGAATCATCCAATATATCCAATCAGGTTTTTGATTTACTGATATCATTAGGAGACGAGTTAGATTCTGACAATAAAGAAAGTTTGTCAAACTTTACAGATTTTTTGTTAAGAAAGTTTGCAGAAGCGGAAAATAATGTTGATTACTCTATATTATTTAATAATTTAATGATAAAAGTAAATAATTCTGATTTGATCAATACTAATGAAATGATTAAAAAGTTGGCAAAGATTTATAGTAGAACTTTTGTTCTGGAATTTGGCATGAACCAAGATAAAGAGAAATCTAAAAAATCAGCATACAAAAAAACACTACATAGAGCTAACCAATATTTGTCTGAGGTTTAAGTTATGGATAAAAAAGCAGTAAGAGGTTTTCCTCATGATCCACATTATGTAGCTAATGAAATTAGGAATATAATACATGTTATTATAGGAAGAATGTCTTTGGAATCACAACAAAAAGCTTATCCTAATTTGAAATCAAAGTTTAAAAATTTAAATGTTGCAGAAATATCTAGTAAAAAACAACCTGGTGGTTCAGCATTGGGCGTTAGTATTAGTTTGGTGAAAAATATTTTAAATGGTAGAGATCCTTATTTTATAAAAATGGTATTGGATGAATTATCAAGGGGATTGTAATGTTCAAAGATATTTTAAAAAAACAAGCTTGGCCATGGGTGGGAGAATTTGAAAAAGAAATGGGCTCTATGGAATTACAAAACGACAACTTAAATAAGGATGTTAATTCTCAAAGTAACTATGATTCCCTGGTAACTGAAAAATCTGTGGTAGATGGTCAACAATCATCCGTAACTTATGAAGATGGAATGTTGAGCCCAATAGAAGATGTCTCTTATGCCAAAGATATTAAAAATCGTCCAGAGAAAAAAGCTTTTTTGGAAATATTATCCGATGGCAATTTTTTGGCCTCCTTTAGTTGTGGGTTGGCAAAAACATTTCAGGAAAAAACATCAGGACTGCAGGTTTATGATACTCTAGATGAAAATGCTGGTTTGCTGTTTGAATATACAAAGCCTGAAGATGTCATTTATCATATGGGAACTGTAAAATTCCCAATAGATATTATCTTTGTTGATGATAATAATAAAATCAAAAAAATATACAAAAACATTCAGCCTGGAACTTTAGGTACATTTGGATGTTCCAAAACAAAATATGTATTAGAGATCTGTGGTGGTTTATCAGATCGCTTGGAAGTTGTTACAGGAAATGATGTAAGTGTTAAGTTTAAAGAAAGCATCATTCAAGATGAAATAAATAAGATATCCAAAAATTATGGCATACAAAAAGATATTATTGTTAAAAAATCTATGTTTGGAAAAAATCAAATCCAAAATTGGAATGGTTTTCCAATTTTAAACATGGGTGATGATATAAATAAATTTGCATCAGATAGGAGCTTGATATCTGACATGGTAGTGAAATTCAAGCCCAAGCCATTAAAGTTAGCGATATTTAATTTCGATAATCTTATAGAAAAAGATCCTTATGTTAGTGTTTATTCTTGTAAAAAAATTGGAGCAGAAGATGAATTGATTCACCTTACAACGACGGGAGCTTTGGTCAGAGCTAATTTGAATGCTTTTAAAGTGGTTCATATTTCGGATATCAATGAAGTAGAAAATGATTGTGAAGCCATTTTGCCAATCAAGAGTTTGTCAAGTTTAATGATGTCATCTTTTGATGAGTTTTCAAACATGTATTATAAAATGAAATCTAAGTCAAAAGATTATAAATTAATTATAGCAACAAGTTTTCCTAACATTAGAGTGATTGAAAATTTATTATATAATAAAATAAAAACACATTTAGGTGAGGATATAAGTTTTGATGTAATGAAAATATCTGATAATGCTGATTTTTACAATATAATTGATGACGCTAAAAATAAATTTAAGGTTGGAACAATAGAATTGTATGGTGATTCAACTATCTTAAAAAAAGCAGGAATTCCAGTTTCTGATGACGTTAAACAAAAAGCAAGAAGAGTTTATAAATTATTAGATTCAGCGTCTGAAATTATAGAAACATCTTTAGAAAACATGAAAAAAAATGTATCGGAATATGAAAAAATTAAAGATGATGTTGATGCTATAAAAAGAACCAAGGGGTTGTATAATCAATCAATAAAGAGAAACACAATAATCATTAGAGATTTTCTAATAAAAATTAGGGATGCAATTAAAATTTTAAATGAAATTAAAGATGTATCTACAACTATTGAAATAATAAATGGTATAACCAGTACAACAAAGATAATATCTGACTCAATTGAAGGTATATTTAATTTAATTGATGAATTAGAGAATTCTGATTTTTTTATTAATTTGTCAGAGAAGGTCAAGGAATTTGAAAAAAATGTAGAAGATGTACATTATTCAATAAAGCGCGGAATTAATTATGTTAATACAGATATTTTAGGATTAATTATTTTATCTGATTAATTTTTTACACAAAAATTACAAACAACTAATAAGCGAGATATTAGTTGAAAAATGAGGTTGGAATTAATGTCTAAAAATGAGTTTATAAAAATTGGATATACAAACATTAGTGTTGTGAATCCAGTTAGTTCTAACGATTTTCAGAAAAATCATGCCAGTCAAGAAATTGTTGAAAGATTAGAAAAGTTTGCGAACACAGTTCGAGCTGTAGCCCCAAGATCTGATGATTTTTTGTATTTTACGATTATATTTTTAAAAGCCGCTGAGGCTGCTTTAATTGATGAATTTGGTAACACAAAAAAAATTGGAAACGAAAAAGCTTGGGGTTATTTCGATCAAGATTGGAGGTGGCATGGGAATGTCAAACCACATAGAAATAATAATTCAGATATTTTCCCAGAAATTGAGCTTAAAAAAGCTGCTAGAAATTGGATTGGTCGACCATTATGTGTTGATCATAAATCAGATTCTGTTGATGGAATAAGAGGGATTATATTAGATACATATTATGACGAAAAATTAAAGCAAGTTGTCGGTCTATGCGCTTTAGATAAAATAAATTATCCAGATCTATCTAGAAAAGTAACAACAGGTGTTGTTAGATATGGATCAATGGGTACTGCAGTAACAACATCAATTTGTAGTGATTGTGGAAAACCAGCAGCGTCTCCAAAAGATTATTGCGAACACATTATGAAAAGACAAGCTTGGGGCGAAATTAATATTGGATTAAACCCCATAGAGTATAGCTTGGTTGTTCAGCCAGCAGAACCTGGAGCAATATTATTGAGATGCATTGCTTCTATCAAAAATCATACAACGGAGCTTAATTCCTACGGCATAGATGTTGATAATGTTATCGATACTTTAGATGAAAAAAATGCTGGCGATTTAGACTTGTTATTAAATAAGGTTTGTGACAATGATAGTTGTTCTATCGAACAACGACAAAGAATCATAAAGGGTTATTTTAAAACAAACGGATTTACAAAAAGTGCTAAAATAGAAGAGCCTGTTTACAACAAAGAACTTTTAACGGACTTAGCAAGGTTTGAAGATGTATTTGGAAAATATTCCGAAAACCCAGAGTTGTATCAAAAATTCTTTGGAAAGGCACTTGAGGATCTAGATGTTACAGATGTTAACAAAGATAATCAAGTGGGGCAAGAAGAACAATTAACAAGTCATCAAAATGCATATAATTCTGAAACATTGGTGAATAAAGATGATAGTGATGTCAGTGATTTTTCTGGGGTAGGATCATCTGGTTTGGTTTCTGGTGTAAGTGACCCAAATCCAGACTCATTTAAGGGAACTGGTGTTGGACCAGAAACCTATGCGTTTTCTTCTAAAGAAGAAGAACATAAAAATATAAAAATTAGTTCCATTATGGAGGAAATTATGAATGAATCAAGATTACGAAAAAGAGCAGCTCTAAGACGAAAGCTTGCGTATCCGCAAGGTGGTGCTGATCCAGAAGTTGAACCAAGCACTTTCAAGAGTGATGGTGAGCATCAAAATAAAGTCAGAGAGCAAGATGATAAGCAAATGAATTTAAAGCCAACCAATTTAGGTGGCACCGAAGGTATGGTCCCAGGAGATAAAGAAATTAAGGAGAAAGTTTTGAGAGCAAAAGATCAAAGACAAAGCAAAAAGGCTTACTTTCAAGGCGCGACTGATAGCGTAGAGCCTTCAACATTCTCTTCTGAAGAATATAAGAAATATTGGGACTTAGATAAACAAATGCACCAGACTGGCAACATGGGCGGTGAAAGTGGTATGTTCCCAGGCGATGAAAAAACTAAAGAACAGCTTAAACGAGCTGCGTATAAAGGACCAACCTTATCAACCAAATTCAAACAACGAAGGACAATGGACGGTAAGATCAACAAATCAGCCTCATGCTTTGAAGTTTATTCGGGTGGTAAGTTAGTTATTGCAACAACAGCAAAAGATATCTTTGGCTCCAAAGTCGAAGAGAATTGGGATTGGATCACCAGTAAAGAATATGGTAAGGCTGTGGTTGCTGAAATCAGAACAAAAGGACTCAATTATGTGGGTAATCTTTTAACAAAGAAAGCTCAGCAAGCTCAAGAACCAGTTGCTGGTGTTGTTCCGGAATTAGATACTCAGCCTGTAGAACTTGGTGATGTGTCAGAATTACCAGATTTTTCATCTGCAGAAGAAGCTCCAGTTGATGAGCCCGAATCAACTTCTCCAAAGTCAGAAATTGAAGATTCTTTGGTAAGCATGGAAGACACCATAGAACAAATCAGAAAGGCTTTAAGTGATTTAAGTGGCTCCGATGATGTTGATGTCAATATTAACGTTGGTGAGAAAAGTGTTGAAATGCCTGAGGACAAATTGGCTTTATCAAGAGACCTTTATCATCAATTAAAGGTTGTTCTTGGTGAAGCACAAGAATCAGCTGATGAACTAGCTTTAATTTCAGAAGCTTATGATAAATTTGGAAAATTCCATTCATCTCAAAAAAGAGATATCCGAGTCCTAGCTAATGACGCTCTGCAAGACTTTGCCTCAATAACAGGGCAATCAAAAGCTCTAATTAGTATGGCAAAAGCTGTTTCTAAATCATTAGTGAAAACATCAGAATATGTCGAAGTTGTTGAGCCTGTAGTTTCTAAAAATAAATCCAAAGAAAGTGTATCGAGTAAAGATACGGATAACGAACTAGTTGTTAGAGCTATGGAATATAGAAAACAAAAGAGACAAGATATTCTCAAGAAAGCTCAAGAAATGGAAAAGGAAGTTTCTGAAAAGGAAGTTTCTTTGGCCGACGACAAGGAAGATATGGAAGCGTGTGCTGATGATAAATTGACATCGGATGATGAAAAAGCTAAAAAAGAAAACGATGCTCATGATGGTATTGGTTTACCAGAAAATGCTCCAGTATCAGGAGTAACAAAGGACTTAGCAGCCGATGTTGCCGTGAAGAAGCCTGTTGGTGGAGAACATAAGCCATCACCTTCTGTTGGAAATCAAGATGCTAAGCAATTTGATAAGTATCCAAATACTAATTCAAGACAGGTTGCTGAAAAGTCAGTTACATCTGTGAAATCAAACTCTGCTGATGATGGTTCAGAAAAGAAAGATGATGTGAAAAAAGAAACAGAGGAACAATCAACTCCTGTAAAAGAGAAAATGTCAACAGCGTTTATGAAGAAAAAAGAAGAAGAAGAAAGAGAGTCATACAGACTTAAATTACGAAGAGCTTACGATATTGCGATGGAAATGCAAAGAAAGGGCATGCTCCCACCAACAAGACCTGCTCTAGATCGACAAGTTGACAACATGATGGATTTTGATGACAGGGCATTTGAATCCTTTAAACGTAGTGTTGCTGAAGCACAAGGCAACAAAACAATGAAAATTGCTTCCGATTTGGATGGTATTACAGTAGGTATAACAGAAGAATCAGAGACAAGCACAAAATCAGGCAAGCTTGATGCAGAATCACTAGCCTCACTCTGGGAGTAATTAGTATGTTTGGCAATAGATTTTCAGTAGATAATTTAGCGGGCGATTTTTTGAAAGAATTGGATAAAATTCGTTCTTTCAAAAAAGAAAGTAATCTTAAATCTAAATCAGCATCTGATGTCAAGCCTGAAGATTTTTTAATCTCCCAGGAAGAAGACACAAATGTTTATGACAAAGATTTAAATGATAAAATCGATAGTATCTCAAATTATGCTGATGAAGAGCCATGTGATATATGTCATGAAGAGCATGAAGAACATCAAGTCCTTGAAAAGGAAATCCCTATGGATATGGATACTAAATCTTTTGAAGATAAAGATTTAGAAGATATATCATATCTTGTTGATAAAAAAGCTAAATATGTTCTTCATAGACTTGGAAAAATTGCTTCAAGTTTACGTAAAAAAAATGAAGCTTTCGCAGCAGATATGGTTGAGCTTACAGCAATTGATATTAAAAATGAGACAATAGCAAAAGCGGCTCAAAAAATACAAGTAATTGATAATTTAAAAAAAATGGCTAATAAATCTTATAGTAAAGGTGATCAATTAACTGGTGACGTAATATCATCAACAATAGAAAGTATAAAAAAAGCAAGATAAAGTTGATTTAACAGGTATTATTAAGGAAACCATTTTCATGGTTTCCTTTTTTATTTTTAAAAATTAGTTAGAAGGAGTGGTTAAAATATGTTAAGAATTGTTCAAACTGGAGTTTCGTTGCCGGCTAGTTGGCCTGTAGATCCAACAGCAGAATTTGAAAGTGGCATGATTGCACAATTAAAAACTATTGGCAACGATATAGTTGTTGGGGTCAGTGATGGAACAGCTCCTTTAGGAATTATAGATGATGTAAGAACATCTGCATTTACAAAAACTCAAATTGATGAAGTAGTTGAAATTTCTGTTACAAATATAGAGACTGATTTAAACGGTCAAGTTGTAAATACTAATGATGAATTTGGTTTTTTAGAATATCCTAGCTTACTTGAAAATAGCTTCACTTCAACAATTACTGTTTATTTAAATCCAGTTAATGGTGTTATAACTGTGCCAGCAGGAACTCCATTAAATTTCGATTTTGATGGTGACGGTGTTTTTGATGGATTTAAAATCGTTACAAGTTATGTATATAGGATTCCAAATCGGCCTGGAGACGATACCACCTTTGCAAGTGGTAGAGTAACAGTACATTATGCAAGAGGATTTTATGCAACAGATCAATTTGATACATTGCAGCAGTATCCTTTAAATGTAACTTTATACGTTGGTTTAGATGGAAAGCTAACATCCAAACAGCCCACCTCGAATCATCCGGGAATTGCTATTGTAACTGGTCCGCCAACAAGTACCAATGGTACTCTTGAATTTTTGTTTCTTTAAAATTACTAATTAAACTTTATTTAACATTAGGAGTTGATGTAACATGTCCAAATGGAATAAAACAGATAATGATATTTGGAAAAATAGCGAAGTTATGACCGAATTTGAAAAAATATTATTAAAAGCAATGTTTAAGATTGAAAATGAAATAAAAGAATCAAATCAATTAAAGACTTCGCAGCAAGACATAACTAAAAAACTTGATAACATTAATAAAAGTGTCAAATCAACTTCAGATAGTATGAACAAGTTCATTGATTCTGCAAAAAATCTGGCTAAAGACAAAAAGAAGGATGATGCTGAAGTAGATGAGCCTGACGAGGTTTCCTATGAGCCGACGCCGGAGGAACAAAAAATTGCTAAGGAAAATTTATTGGCTGAGTTAAACCAATTAGCATCAAAAGCTGCTGATGAAAGAAATTATAAATTGGCATATAAAATAGAAAGAACAATCGATGTAATCAAATATGAGGATTAATAATGTCAAGAATTCAAAAAATATCATCTTCTGAGATTTTTGATAATTTTTCAAACAATATGAACAAATATCTCTCAAAGAAGAATGCTTCTTGGTCAACAGAATTATTGGAAAAAATATCAGACCCAGGAATTATTTTTAATGGGAATAATTTTAAAAATAAAGCCAAGTTATTAGAAGCCCTAAAAGGTATGGGAAAGTCTATTGATGATCTTATACAAGAGCTTAATTCTCAAGGAAAAAGTATTGATGAAATAGCACAATTAACAGGACGAAATGTCGATGATTTAAAGAAAAAATTAAATCCTGGCTCGCCCATACCTGAAGTTGTAGAGCAAGCTATACCGGATGTTTCAAAAATAAAAACTGACGTAACACAGATATCTAAAAACATTACAGATATAAATAACGCGTTAGTAGAGTCATCTAATGCAGTTAAAGTTGAAGCAAAAGAATTAATTGGTCTTACACAAAAATCAAGTGATTTAACAGGAAAGTCTTTAGATGAAGTTACTAAATTATATGAAGATTTAAAAAGAAGTCGCGCATCTATAAAAGGTCAGGTCACCAAATTGAAATCAGAGCTCGAACGAACAAAAGAGCTTAGTAAAAGTATGACCGGCGAACTTGCTAAAAAAGATGAGTTGATTTTAGCAGCAGAGCAATTATATAAAAATACAGAAAAGGATCTGATAACTTTAGGAAAAAAAGTTCAGGAATTAGGTGGTCAACTTGATGATGCTGGCAATATTATTAAAGGTTTGCGTAATGAATTAGATGTTGCCAAAGTAGAAATAGATGCGAATAAACAATCTATAGATTTAGCTAACAAAACGATAAAAGAGCTAACGGAACAAGGTATTCAACTATCCGTGGAAAAGCAAAAATTATTATCAGAGGCTATTAAAGCATCAGAAATTGCTGGTTATTATAAATCAATTTATGAAGAGGCTTTTAAAAATAGTGGTGCAGAAAATATTTCAAGTAAAGTAGCCCTCGATTTAACGACAAAGGCTGAAAAAGAATCAGCGAAATTAATAGATGATGTAATTAAAGATACTCCTGCAGCAGCAAAAGCTATTGATGAGGCTAAAAGTGCATCTAAAAAATTAGGAAGTGGTAAAGCCAAAAAAGAAATTTTGGAGCAAGAGAAGAAACTTTCTCCTATAAATGGGCCTTTGTCCCAAAGTCAAAAGAAAAGTCTTTTACAAAAAATTATTTTGAAATCAACTCCATATATGTTAGGAGGGGTAGGCAAAATGATTTCTGGCGGTGCTACTATTGCAGGTACAGGAATAATTTATGCTTTGAAGTTTTTGGCTATAACTTCTTTATTTGGTGGCGGGGCTTATTTGGCTTGGTCTTATTTTTTCAAAAATAACGAATCATTGGTTAACGAAAATATTAAAGAAGCAATACAAGAGCAAGAAAATTTATTATTAAGTCTTAAAAACCTAAGGTTTAAGCCTGGAGCTGAATCTCAAAATAAGGTTGTGGAACTAACTACAGTTTTAAGTAAATCATTAGAAAGAATATCTCTTTTACAAAATCCATCTAGCTTAACAGAAAGAACTTATTCTGAAATTATGTCAGACCTTGATAACTTGGAGTTGTCATTGGACAATGTTATTGGTTCAAAAAAGAATATAATCCTTGATCTTGAGGATGGGTCTAGTTTTGATAATATTGTTTTAAACCTAACATCATTAAAAAATAAAATATTATCATTAAAAAAGATTACATTAACAGCTATGCAGTCAGGCAAAGCTGGAGAATCTGAAATGGAAAGAGGCATTAATAAGCCAATATCAAAAGACGCTCCAAATGATGGAGACGTAGAACAAAATGTTGAACAATCAAAGCAACATATACCTCAAATAATTAAGGTACTTGATCAAGATATTGATATAGGGAAAGATTCCAGTCCAGGATTTAGAAGTGTTGCCCCTAGAATTAATGAAAAGATATTAAGCACACCTGAGGGAAAAGCTTTTTTGGATCCAGATAATGTTTGGGGTGGATGGTTACCTAAATCTACAGAAAAAGATGCCAATGGCAATATTTCTCAAAACAAAAGTGTCGATTATTTAAGAGTATTAAAATTTCTTTACTTAAATAAAATTTTTAATCTCCATGATTTAAGAAAATTTATTAAAGATAATTTGCCAAAATCTGGGAGAAAAAGACTTAGTGGATGGAATGAAGCCATCAAACATTATTCTAATGCAGGAAAAATAAAGAATAATATTAAAAAAAGTGATTTTTTTACACAAAAATTAATAAAACATACTAATAATAGTGACTCAAGTGTCATTTCTAATGGAATTAAATTAATGAATAAAAAGTCAGATAAAATTTCAAAAGAATATTACCAAGGGGCTATGTTAGACCTTGAAGATCAGTATGCTAAATCATATTATACAGGGCTTAAGGGCATGTATGATCAGAAGCCTGAACACACAAGTGTTGATTATAAATCAAAGTATCAGGCTCATAAAGAAACTGGATCAGATGTGATTGGAGAATCACACCCAGAAACCATAACTGTAGCTGATGCCACAGGCAATGGTGGAGTTGTAGAAAACCAAATAGAGCAACATAGACAGAGTGTAGATGTAGCAAAAAGTGTTCCTTCTGGGAATTTTAGAAGTAAACATGCTTGGGTTTTAAAGAACTTAATAAAGTTAGCAAATAATGCTGATGAGCAAGGATTAAATGAGGCATCAGATTTAATTGATATAGCTCTTAAAGAGTTAGTTAAGTAATAAATATTATTTTAGATTATTAAAATAATATAGATTAATTGCGATATGAAATAGGGAGACTGGAATATGTTAGTATTATTACAACCAGGTATTGAGCCCTTGGGACAATTTGATATTGAAGATACAGACACTGATTTAGTTGTCGGTGGAGAAGTTGCGGTATTTCGAGCCGTAGATTTTTCAACTGACGGATATGCCAGTGATGTTCTTCAACAAGGTCCAAGCGTTCATTTAAAGTTAGATAAAGTTAGCGCTGATGGCGTTATCTATGGATTAGTAGATGAAGGTTCATCTGCAGGTGTTGGCGGACGAAGCTATGGCACTCTTTTTGGTCAAATGATTGGAACAACTGTTGGTCAAGGAACTGGCGTAGGTGGTCAACCTTCAGTTGGAACCGTTGTTATTGGTCCAAGCACAATTAGAGGGTCAGGCAAAGCTACTTTATGGACTAAGCCAGGTCTTTATGGAGTTACCTCAAATGCATGGGAACTTCAAGCGGAATATGATGCGGCTACCCTAAATACTAAAATTTACGGTACCACCTCAAACGGAACTGACGATGGTAAACTAAGCACCGTATTAGATGGCGCTGATGTTGCCTTAGTACTCGGCCCTGTGACAGATACGTCACTTGTGTCAACAACTAACCGTTACGCCGGACTAGCCGAAGCTCAAGATGATCATATGGCTATTTACTTAATGGGCGTTCAGAGCTAATCTTAAGATTAAAGGAGAACTAAAATGTCTAATATGTTTAATGCTCAAGGTGAGCTCAGTGCAAAAAGCGTCAAGGAAGCTTTATCAACTATTGTTAAATATGCTTCTATTATGGATGAATTAAATCCATCTAGCGCTTCATTAACAGATACACCATCTTTTAGCGAAAGCCAACGAGATGAAATGATCAAGCAAGCACTATCAACCCAAGAAGGTAAAATTGCGTTAGGTCAAGCGATGGCTAACCCAATTCGAAGAAACCTTGACTACCAAGGTGTTGGTCGAAAAGCTCTTGTTGTCGATCCTCTACCACAAGGTGCATTACCAGTTTACGACCGAGATATTGATGTCGGTGCAGTTGTTATTTCTAGCCTTGGTGCTGTACCAGAATCACGAGTTTTTGGTGATCGAGTAACTGTTCCTGAATTTGAAATTGTTTCAAATCCTACAGTTAGAATTGCCGAAGTTAAAAGACGACGATTCAATGTAATTGATCGAGCCCAACAGAAAGCGAGACAAGAAATTCAAGCGCAAGAAGACGCTAACGTTTTCACAGCCCTTGACTTCGCTTCTGATTCTGCTAAAGGTGGAGAGAATACTCTTCAAACTCTAGATAATGGTGTTACAACCACCGAATTAGGTAAGGTTGGTCTTCTTAACCTTAAACGTCAAATTGATCGATGGGATAACGTGACTTCGAAATATTTCATGAATATTAATGAATTCAGTGATATTCTCAACTGGGAATCAGCCGGTGCTGCTGGTGCATCACAAGTTGATCCAGTTACTCAACGAGAGTTACTACAAACTGGTCTTTATGGTAAAATTTTCACTGCCGATATTATCGTCACTAAAATGGTACCACCAAAGCAAGTATTTGCTACAGCCGAACCAGAATTCGTTGGCGTAATGCCAGTTCGACAAGATATCGAAGTACTTCCTGCTGATGAGCCAAAACAATTGAAGTTGGGTTGGGTAGTTAGCGAGATCATCGGCATAGGGATCGTAAACCCAAGAGGTGTTGCCTCCGGTTTCGTATCTGCATAATTTTTAAGTTTATATAAACTTTTAAGCCTTGGTATTTTTACCAAGGCTTTTTTTTTACCATCTCCAATATTTTTGGTTTTTATATAACCCAAAGTATCATATATATAATTGGTGGGGGTAATGAAGATATGTAATAAATGTTTGATTGGGTTGGATGAAAGTTGTTTTAGTGTTAATAAATCAACATTAGATAAATTATCAAACAAATGTCGAAAATGTTTGAGCGAACAAAGAAGATCCGCAAGAAAAGAAAAGAAAAAATTAGAACCTCCAAAAAAAGAAACTGATTATTTTAATAAATCATCAAAGTTATGTAAGGAATGTGATCAGAATTTAGAAATTGATAAATTCAATATTTGTACTCTAACTTTAGATGGGAGAGAAGGTGTTTGTAAGAAATGTCGTGCATTAAAAAGAAAGAAGAACGCTTTAAATAGTCAAAATTATCCAGAGAAAACAGAAAAAAAATGTTCTAAATGTAAGAAAATACTGCCAACGTTTTACTTTTCAAAAGATGTGTCCCGAGATGATGGATATAGTACAATTTGTAAATTTTGTAAAAATTTTAGTTATAAAATTTATATGAATAGTTCAAAAGCAAAAGAAATCTCAACTCTTAAATCTAAGAGATGGAAGTTTAAAAACCCGGATAGTTCCAAAATTTATTATCAAAATAATAAGGAAAAATTTAAACAAAAATATTTAAATTATCGCAACTCTCCAATGGGACGTTATATTTCAATTAAAATTCAGGCAAATCAACGTAATATTGATTTTAATTTAACAAAAGATTTTGTAAATCAATTTTGGGATGCCAATTGTCATTATTGTGAAAGTAAATTAGATATACCAAGATTTGATCGAATTAATTCTAATCTTGGTTATATGGAGAATAATGTAGTTCCTTGTTGTCAAACCTGCAATTATATGAAAAATCACTTAACAAAAGTGGATTTTTATAATCATTTGTTAAAAATAATTAAATTTCAAAAAGATGGAGCTATAGTGGATGGTTTTCCACAAATTATTTATTCAGGAAACCCAAAAAATGATCATTACTTATCTCCGCTTGGTCGTTTTAATTGGTATCAGAGTCAAGCAAAAATTCGAAAAATTCCTTTTAAAATAGAATATGGTAGTTTTATAAAATATTGGCAAAAATCTTGTTCATATTGTGGATCAGTAATAAATACAATTGGCTTGGATAGAATTAATAATAACTTAGGTTATATTGAAGGAAATATAAATTCTTGCTGTAAAATTTGTAATTCAATGAAGGCTGAGATGTCTTTTGATCATTTTATTAGTAAGTGTGAAAACATTTTAAAAAACAATAAGGATTGATAATGAATAGAGAAAATTTAAAAAAAAGACTAGTTAAGATTGATGGGGCTCCGTTAGTATCTTTAACTCCATACCGAAAAGAACAAAGACGTGAAGTTAATAAAGTTTCATCCACAGAAGAAAGTGAAAATGTTTATGATGATTTTTTTGATTTTGAAAAGGATTTGGATGATAGTGAGTCAGCAAGAAAACAGTTTGAGAGAATGGAAGAGGAACGCTTACAAAGAGAAAAGGCAAATGATTTTTTAACCATGCCTTTAGTTAAAGAATCATTTGTGGTTTTTGATGAAATTGAAGAGCCTGAAACAAATGAAGATTTTGATTTATATAAAAGAGTATGCAAATCAACTAAAAAAAATGGGGAACCATGCAAAAGTTTAGCTATGGTAGGAAGTGATTTTTGCAAATCACATAGTGCAAAGTTATAACTATTAATAATTTCGTCTCTTTATAATTGAGTGAGGAAATTTAATGCCATGTAATCCTAGAGATCTTGCTATACAGGGACAAGAGGTAGCTCTTCAGATTCAATATTATGATAACTGTGGTAATAAGGTTATTGCAGATAAAACCCCACAGGTACAAATTGTAGATTTGGATGGAAACATTCTAATTCCATACACATCAAAAAATGTAGAGCATTTAGGTGATGGCTTATACCAATATTTGTATCGTGTGCCATCAGATGGTGATGCAGGCCCATGGATCGACGAATGGTCTTCCGAAATAGATGAGGCACCATTTACAACATCATTTGTTTTTACCGTTGTTGCTCCAAGTACAGGATTATCAGCAAACACAGGTCCAGGAAAAATTCAGTTAGATGATGAGGTTATCTTTGATTTTTCACCAGAAGAATTGAAAGGTATTAATATTTTGTTGAAATTTTTAAAATCTAGACTTAGATCAACTGGAAAAAAACCCATTCGTGATGAATTTGGTGCGTTTGTTCTTGATGGTTATGGTGAAGTTATAACAGAACAATGTGATGTGTTCGATACAGATATATTAACCGCCTTTTTATGTCAATCTTTGTCCGAATTTAACTCAACACCTTTTTTTACAGCATATTCATTTGCGGAACCAATTATTCAAACATTATTTTCCCAAACAATAGTAGAGGGAGCTTATGTGTTTGCTATTGCATCACAAGCAATTCTTGAAAAAGGTAGAGATTTCACTATAACTGATGGAGGTATAAATTATCAACCTCCACAATTAGGTGAATTTTTGCAGTCTCATTATGGAACATGGTTAACCAGTTACAGAGAAAGAATTAAATTTATAAAAAACAGTATCAGACCAGGTCCGCAAGGAATAGGAACTTTCACAAACGTGACAGGTGGTTCTCCAGCGGTAAATAGATTAAGGCATCTTAGATCTAGACGAATACTATAACCTATATAGATTCGCATAAACACTCTATTAATAAACATTCTCTTACTATAAATACTGGGATTGTTATTATGGATATTTTTTTTACATTTTTAATAGAAAAGGGCGGTATTTTTGGATTGTTATTACTCACAGCAATCTTATGGATTTTATATAGAGAAAAATTCTATTACCAAAATCAAAAACATTCGCAAGCACCAGAAGGAACTAAGTCTGATTTAAGTAAAGTACTATTTATAGTTGAAGACTTAAAAAATATCAAAGATATTATCTTTACAAAATCCGATTATGATAAATTAAACACTTTGCTAATTGAGCAGCACAAAAATCAAAAGCAACATTTTATTGAAATCGATAATTTATTAGACAAAATGGCATCTATTTTAAGTGAATTAAATTCTCTAAATCAAGATTCAGATGAAAAGCTACAAGATTTATGGAAATGGCATTCAGTCTTTGATGACGAGGGCGTGCCTGTGTGGTATGTAAGAAAATCATTGGAAGAATCAATAGAAAGCTTAGATTTAACTATTAATAATTTCCAGGAAAAGTGTGTACTCTCTAACGAATTAGTTCGTGGTGATTTAATTCAAAAATTACATAAAACAAACGATGAACGAATTGTTGAACTTAAAGTTATATTGGAAAATTATAACAAAACAATGACAGGTTTGATTGTAACTTTAGAAAAAATAAAACATCTAGTTAAACCAGAATATAAAAATGGAGTTTAAAACAATGCCAAATGATTATAATCGAGATTCTATAGACGAATTAATTCCTGAAAGTGAAATGGATTTAGATAATCTAAAAAAAGAAAATTTAATTCTTACGAAAAAGGTACTACTTACTTTTAAGGATTTATGTAAAGAATTGGATAGAAAAAAGGTTGTTAGTAATCATCAACAAGGCTTAAAAATGGGAGATTAAAATTGAGAGAACCTGATAAATGTGCAATTGAATATTGTGGTTATACTGATCCAAAATCAACTGAAGAATTAGAATTTGAAATCCTTGGATTGAAAACAGCAATGTGTGAAATTGAAAAAAGAATAGCTACCTTGAAACAAAGTAATTATTTGGTAACATGTTATTTACAAAAGACAAAAAAATGATAACAATAATTGCAAATATAAATATAACAGGTGATTGTTTAGAGGAATTGGTTGAGACATTAGTTAAAATAAAACAACATTTGAAAAAAGATGATGTTGCCAAAGAAATTTGTAAAGAACATGGCTTTGATATTGACATAATTGATGGAATTCCAATGGAGTTTGTTGATGATTTGGAAGCTTCTGCAAAAACTATTGATGCTAGAATTCAATTAAGTACTAGCTTGTTAAAGGAAGATTTTGAAATCATAATGCGTTATGCAATTCATGAATTAGTTCATTCTTTACAACACATGAGATCAGAAGGAATTAACTTGAACGAAGATGTTGATTATTTAGATCGAGAAGATGAATTGGATGCATTTAAGTTTCAAATTAAATATGATGCTAAAGAAAGAGGTATTGATGAGGCTGAATCATACGTAGAAGATTTAGTGGAATACCATGAAGTCCCAAATGAAATTGTTGAGGATAAAAAGAAAGAACTTCTAGAGAAAATCTAATATTTTTAGAATATTATTAATATAATTAAATCTAAGGAGAATATTATGATAACTCTTTCTGGAATATCACCATCACCTGGAGGAAGTTTGGTAGGTTTAAATACACCTATCGAATTCACAATAATTGATGATGGCTCAGGAATAGATATTAATTCTCTTATTGTTGATATTTCAGGAGATAGGGCCATCAATAATGGAATTATTACTGAAAAATTCAATGGTGCGTTATCAGAGATAACAATTAGTGATGACAATTATATTGTTGTTATTGACAATACCGAATCATTTCATTTAGGCCAGGTTTATGAAGTAAAGGTTCAAGTAAAGACATTATTAAACAAATATTTTAATACAAGCTATTCCTTTAAAACAATACCTAATGAGCCATATTTATCAAATTCATCTCCACGTAATAATGAAACTTTAATAAGCCCACAAGTTTTATTCTTGGAGTTTTCAGATATTATTGATGGTATTGATTTAGGAAGCATAACTATATCAATAAACGGATTAAATTATATTGAAAACGGAACAATTAACTCTAATTATAATGGTGGATTAACAACAATAACTGATAATGGAAGTTTTGTTTACATTAGAATAGACCCGATTGAGGCACTTAAATCAGGAAATTATATTTTAAAATATGAAGTAGCTGACACTTTAGACAACCTTCTTAAGTCTGAAATTAAATTTAATGTTGCGTTAAAAGAATCCATTCTTCCAAGTATATTTCCACAAACTGGATTTTTGGGATATTTTCAGGGAATTAATAGAGTTTCTGATATAGGAAAAGGTGACTCCTTATTATTGGAATGGAATACTCCCGTAAAAAGAATTTATCAAAATGATATATTTGTTATTCTATATCAAAACAATTTAAGATTAAAAGTTTTTGATACACCGAAATATTTTTCCACTAAGGATTCTGAGCAATTAGCTGAAATAAATGGTTTAATAGCAGGGAAAACTTATTCTTTTGGAGCAAGAGCTCTTGAAATACCAATAGGTGTAATAGACACCCAAGGAATGAATCAAGTAAAGGAAGGGTTATTTTTATTCCCAGAAAGAACTTTTGTTTCTGAGCAATTTAATTTAACAGACACAATTTTGAGAGTTGACTCAGTTGAAGGATATCCATCAGCAGGATTATTGGTTATTGGTAGAGAAATCATTAGATATAATGCCATTAATAGGGATGATAATACTTTTTCAATAATGCCAAATGGTAGAGGTTTAATTAATAGCATTCCTAGCATTTATATTCCTGGTGATGAAATCACATTTTTTTCAAAATGTATGGATAGTAACACTGTTATTGTAATGGCAACACCAACCCATCAAGATGGGTACGGTTTTAATAGAGAAATTAATAATGAAGGTTTGGTTGTATCAGATTTTTCAGATAATGATCGTTTAGTTTTTGAAGGATTTGATTTTTGTGGATGGCATGATCCCAGACCAGATCAAACATTAAACGGGAAGTCTGATTGTGGTAGTTATTTGGGTGGTGAATTTGGTGGAATGCGAGGATTTGATCTTTATAACAGAATGCTAGATCAAGAGGAAGTCTTATTAACAACTACAGGAGAACCCGTGATTTTGTTAAAAAGAATTTGGAATGGGAAAATATGTGATTGTGTTGATAGTAGAAAAATGGGTCCCAAAATGCGCTCATGTCCCAAGTGCTTTGGAACAACTTATGATGGTGGATTTACTCAATTTAATTATATGAGAAGAAAAGATCGTAGAATATTAGTTTCTTTTGATGAATCTGCTGAAGATTTATATCATGGAGAAAAAGAACATCTTCAACAAGACCATGAGCCTAACGCTTGGACACTGCCGATTCCAGCAATAAAAGATAGGGACTTGTTGGTTAGGTTTGATTTAACCGAAGACACTGCTTTCTTTTATGAAGTTTTAAATACATCAAGAGAAATTATATTTAACAGAAAATATGGTCGTCAAAGATTAAGTTTAAAAAGATTAGATAAAACAGATGTGGTTTATACGTTTAAGTTGGATTTAAGCAATATAAATAGGTTCTAAAAAGGAGAGAGTGATTCATGTTCATAAAAAATAGTGATGGAAAACCGGACGCGATGTTAACATTTGCATTTATTAGTTTCTCAGTTGTTACGTTTAATTTATTTTTGTCTACGTTTGGAACAATAAATGTTCACGGACAGCAAATATCATTTCAATTATTGGATAGTTCTGTCATGGGAGCTTATCTAGGTGCCACTTTCACTGCATATGTTTCTAGACGTTGGACTGATAAACATTATAATTCAAGTACACCAACCAACCCACCTGATTCTGGTGTTTAATAAAATGAAAAAAATATTGAGCAAGATAAGTAATAAAGTTAAGGCTTTAATTGGTATAATTATTGGTGTTTTGGGTGTTTTTACATTTGTATTTATAAAAAATAAGATTCAAATCAAAGAAAAAATGAATTACGATTTATCAAAAGTAAAAACAGAATTAGAAATGCTTAATTTAGAAAAAGATTCATCAGAAAAGAAAAGAAAACTTGAATCATTGAAATCAGAAGAAGAAACCATTAAAAAGAAAATTGCTTATATAGAAAAAATAAAAATTGAAGAAAAAAGAGATGTAACAATGGAAGAGCTTGATGAGTTTTTTGATAGCAGAGGTTTTTAGTATGTCGAAAGAACTTAGAGATTTATTTAACAAATTGGTGGATGAAAATATTAATATTTTCAATCTTAAAAAAATTGCCTGTTTGATATCTAAAAGTTCCAAATCAGAAGAAACAGTTGCTTTAGCAGATAGTTATTTCTCAGAATGTTTATTAGTTGATGTAAACCAATTAGAGGCTTTAGTTAATCCAAATAAATATGATTTTCCAGATCCCGATATTGGTTTAATTGGAGTTGAAAAATGAAAAATATTGTTAAAAATATTTTTGTTATTATTTTTATTATAATGCCAAAAAAAGCTCATTGTGGCGATTACCAACCAAAAGGAACCGTGCTATTAGAAGATTCTTATGTTTTCAAAATATCTGAGGCAAAAGATTTAATGAATCAAATGCATGAGTTAGAGCAGGAAGTTCAAATACAAAAAGATTTAATTGAGCAGTATAAATTGCTACAGGAAAATAAAGAAAAACAATTCACTAATTTTGAACAATTTTTAGAAATTAAAGATTTGCAAATTCAGGATTATCAAAAATTACATACTTTAGATCAGGATCACATAACACATCTAGAAAGGCAATCTAATTTTTCAAAAGTAGAAAAATGGGCTTTTTTTACGGCAGGTATTGGAATAACGATAGGATCCATTTTAATAGCAGACAAAGTTAACGACCAAATTCAAGTTTCACAGTTTTAAGGTTTAAAAAAAAATGCCAAAGTCAAAATATCCTCAAGAATTAGATACATCATTAGAAATACCTCCTGCAAGAGATAATATTCTTGAGGTTGGTTCTGATATTATCAATAGCTTGAGATCAGCAATCTTTAACATAGAAAGAACTTTGGGCATAAATCCACAGGGAGCTATTGGAAATACACTAGCAGAAAGGCTTAATCATATAATTGATGGTAACGGCAATTTACGAAGTGATGCTTTGAATTTATCAAACGTTTTAAGTGGCCCAATCATAGATAATGATGTCTCTAATGTTGCCGCCATACAAGAATCTAAGTTAAAGCTAAATTTCCCCACAATATTATTGCAAGACGAAATAACAGTACTTAATTCACAGCTTGAAGATATTCAAAATACGTTAAATGAAGTATCTAATGAAATAGCTATTCATTTAAATATACATGCTTTAAATAGACATAGCTCAAGAGCAATTAGTGTCACTTCATCTATAGTAGACCCTGGTGATGTTGCGGTCAAAAGTTTGGAGGAAGGAACTGTGCAATCAGTTCTTGAGGATTTATTTGATAACCATATAAATTATACCGGAATTGATATATCTGCATCAAATAACTCCCACGATGCCAGTCAAATATATTTTAACGATGAAAATATATCAGATGTTGCTTCAGCTGCTAATGTACAAGATGCAATAGATAGTTTGGTTACCATTGCTATAAATTCACAGACTCAGCATCAAAAAAATCAACATAGTAACGGTATGCTTAAAATTGGAAATATAGATACATCTATAAATTCAGGTGTTGGCAATATACTAAGTGATGATTTTGAAATATCATTTAATAAAAATGATGGCTTATCTACATGTTACTCTACAATAATCATTACGACACCATTTCCCTTGGGAGATTTTACATTAGAAAAATCTGATATAATTACTATATCAGATCCCAGTGATAATAGTGAAAGTTATGTTGGAGATTATGAAATAGAAAGTTTCACAGTTACAGGAAGTAATTTAGCAGAAGTTATTGTTTTTGGATATTTTAGTTCTGATTCCACCTCTACAACAACTGGTAGAATAAGCAAAAGTATTAAAGCAGAAACTAATAAGGCCGGATTACTAATTGCCGTTAGAGAGGAGGCCCAACAAACATCTGCAAAAACAATTCAAATATGTAATCCTAATTCTGTTAAAATTATTTCTAATAAAATTAAACCTTATGAAATAACATCAATTAAAAGATTTATAGGTGTCACTATTGATGATGGAGAAGTAGATGTTATCGATTTATATAACAGTAGTTATACTAGACAGACGATTGACTCTGTTGTAAGTAGAATAAATGAACAAGTGGCAGAAGAAGCTCTTAATTTCTTTGCTTATAGGGTTGATGTTGATAATAGATCTGAAGTTGCAATAGCCTATAACTTGCCTGACGATTCTGATTCTCAACATACTATTAAAATCACAAGACAGGTTGATAATGGAATTGATGTTTCAGGATATGTAGACTTTGAAGATATTGAGATTTATTCAGATTTTGGCTCAAATTATTATCTTAATGGTGTTGGATATGAAGGTTTGAGTCAAAAGCTTGATTCAACAGGATTAAGTTTTAACGCATCAGGTGTAGTTATAGGAACAGGATCCTCTAATATCGATTTCTTAAGCAGCGGAATTAAAAAAGGTGATGTGATTATAATTACAGGAGCCAGTTCTATAGCTGATAACAAAACATATGTAATAGATGCTGTAAGTTCAACACAGTTAAGTATCAGCTCTGATCAATTGCCATCAGGTTTTTCTGGAACAAGTCAGACTACTACTCGATTTAGAATCTTTCACAATATTATATCTTTTGAAGATATAACCTTTAATGAGGTGGGTGATAGTTATGGATCTATGTTGGCAGAAATATTTTTGAATAAAGATAGAATTCCTTTCTACAATAAAAGACTGGAATATACGTCGTCAATTTTAGCATCAAGTCCTTTGTTTTCAATAGTTGATTTTGAAGGTGATATATCAGATCAAGAGTTTGAGCTTACAGTTAGTGGTGGAACTGATCTTGTATACTTCAGCATTGATTCTGGATCAATTGTTCAAGTTAGAGGAAATGACAGTTATTTTTGGGTAACATCAGGAACAAAGAACGTTAAATTAAAATTTATGGTTAAAAGTGTTAGTGATCTAAATACTCAACTTACGAGTCTCGGCAGCGATTTAACAACAATTATATATGGTTTTTCAAAAATAAACAACGACACCAACTTAGTGCTATCAATAGTTACTTTTGATAATTTTAATGGTAGAGTATCTGGTGGAGAAAACTCATCAAGAGTAAGAAGCAAATTACCTTTAGGCAATATCTCTTTAAAAGATTTGAGCACCAAAGTTAAAGCTGAATTGGTAGAGGAACCAATAAATGATTTAAGAACAAGTGGAGTAATTTCAGGTCTTGAAATTACAGGTGCTAGTTCAACCTCTAGTTTGTATAGTTTTGATATTACATCAGGCGCATGCTATGTTAGAGGAAAGAAATTTTTTGTTGAAGCTCATGAAAACTTCATTTCAAACATTAATATTAGTTCAACTGATAAAATATTTATAGCTGTTGACGCCGATGGAATGGTGCAAGTATCAGCCTCAACACCTAGTTGTCAGTGTCCATTCGAATCATCTGAATATTGTTTGCTGGCAACAATAGAGTATGATAACGTTAATTATTATAATCATGATTTGAGATTATTCATAAATGATATAGATTTAAAAATTTTAAATTCAATTACTGTTAGTCTTGAACCAAGCATGGGACATTTTTCTGATTTAGGTAAAGCAATTGGTTATGCCAAAAGATTTTCTCAAATATTTACTAAGGCAGGAATTCCAACGATTCATTTAAAATCAGGAGTTTTTGAGGTTACAACTACATTTGATAATTCATCCATTTCTTATGCAGATTGGGCGGCTCAATCAACGTCAACAAAAAATGTTGAATTATATGATGGGTTAGCTCAGGCTAACCTGGTTGTTGATTTTCCAGTAAATATAATTGGAGAGGGAGATTCTTCAATTCTTAAATTAAGAAATCAATATATATTTTCCAATATTACTTATACTATGAGGGGGGCAATTATTGTTCCAGGTAATGGATTATCAGATTTTACAGTTCCTATTGATAAAATAACTGCAGGTTTTTTTGAATTCAAAAATTTTAGAATGAATAATTGTAGATTACAATTGCCAGATTTTGAAATTAATGATGGAACAGATCCTTATTTTAATGGTGTTACAATAAAGTCTGTTGTTTTTGATATGACAGGATTCACAGCAAATCCCGTTGATACAGCATTAGGGCCAAGATGTGTTGATCTTAGTGAGGTAAACAATACATCAATCAAGAAGGGAAATATAACAATTGATTGTTGTAAATTTTTAGTTGAACCAGATGGTAATTCTAGAGCAGTAATTAATCTACCAGCAGAAACCAGAACAAAGAATATGGTTATATCTAATAATTATTTGATTGGTTCTGATGACACATCAACGATTAGATTAATGGACAAAGATATTTGGTTTTTTTCAACGGCAGATAGTGGGGCGAATATAACAATAACAGGAAATATTTCAGCATCTAATTTTAACACAGTTAGTGATGCATCAAAACCACACATGGTGATTGGTGCCACTGGATGGGGTGATAGAATCAGTCGAACCCTTCGTGTTGGTGGTAATTTAACCGGAGAAGGTAGCGCCACATTTACCGATGCTATTGAGGGAAGTCTATTTAATTATAATCAAACATTAACAAGAACGAAGTACATTTTTTTTGAAAACCTATCAGATACAGCATTAGGAGATAGTACTGCAAATACAACTTTTGATACATTATCTGTTAATGGTAGGGAGTGGCGAAGTATTAAATTTAATGATAACCTCACCGATGTGATGAGGGTTAGACTTGAAATATTGCCTGGAGAAACACTTGATGATATCACTATTTTGTTTGGAACAGAAGACCCGGCTGATTCTATCTTTGGTGGCTTTAGTTTAAGAATAACTTCTGAAAATGCTTATGGTGATGAGACCGTAGAACAGGTGTATACATCCATGGGCAGTGTTGTCGGTGGATTAGGTGCCTCTTTAGAGGCCGGAGCACAAGGTGTTACAAACCTTAGTTTTTCTGGTGCTGAAAACAAACATTATATTGCTAATATTAAAAGAAGTGCAACAACTGGTTACTCACAGCACATGCTATATGTTCAGTATACGACAACAATGACTACAGTTCAGGCGCTTGGAGGATTAACCTAATGCCAAAGTCAAAATACCCTCAAGAATTAGATACATCATTAGAAATACCTCCGGTTAGAGATAATATAACCGAGGTTGGTTCTGATATTATCAATAGTTTGAGATCAGCAATCTTTAACATTGAAAGAACTTTGGGTATAAATCCACAAGGAAGTTCAGGGAATACATTAGCAGAAAGGCTTAATCATGTAATTGATGGCAATGGTAATATTTTAGATGAAGCTTTAAATAGAGTTAATGTTTTAAGCGGCCCAATCATAGATAATGATGTCTCTAATGTTGCTGCTATACAAGAATCTAAGTTAAAACTAAATTTCCCCACAATATTATTGCAAGACGAAATAACAGTACTTAATTCACAGCTTGAAGATATTCAAAATACGTTAAATGAAGTATCTGTTAATTTGTCAATTCATTTAAACCAGAATGTTTTAAATAGTCATTCTGCAACATCAATATCTGTCTCATTAAGTGAGACATTAGAATCTGATGTAGCCACAATCTCCTTAGAAAGTAATGATTTACAATCAGTGATTGAAGAATTATATAATTCTCATATAAATTATACAGGTCTTAATGTATCAGATTTAAATAATTCACATAAAAGCTCGCAAATTTATTTTGATAATAGCAACATATCTGATGTGGTTGAATCTGATAGTGTTCAAGGTGCCATTGAAGATTTGGCCCAAGTAGAATCTGTTGGATTCAGAAATGCTTTAAGAAACATAACATCTAATGGAAGGATTAGGAAGGGTTATGTTTATAACGCATATGATGGACAAAGAAAAAATCATATTTTAGTTGCTGATTCTGGCGTCGTATTTGTTAGAAATCAAGGTTCTAGTGTAACAACATTTACATTCAATACTCCAGCAACAATTCTTGGAGAAATATCTAGTTTTGATATTTTATCATTATCAGGTTCAAGCACTGAACTAGATAATACTGATTACCAAATATCTAGCGTTAATATTAATGGAAGTGGAAACTTAGAAAGTGTTGAAGTGTTTGGTGGACCGAATGGTATTTCAGGTTCGAGTTTATTAGCTAATATAACAAAGAACCCATATGCAGTATATAATACGGGTGGGTTTTGTTGTGTGGCCAGACCACGTTCAAATAAAACTAATACCCCAGATATTCAGTTTCTAAATCCAGATTGCGCAACCATAATTTCACAAGGAATAATTCCTTCTAAAATAACAACGGATAATCATAAAATAAACATAATAATTGATGATCATTCGGCGGTAACGTTAGATACATTTAATTCTTTAACTTCCGATCAAACAATAGATGGTATTGTTCAAAAAATAAATGATCAATGTATAGATCAACACTTAAATATTATGGCTTACAAGATAAGGTCAAACAATTGTTATGAATTAGGTTTATCACATAATATACCAGGAATTGATGGAGATAATGTCAGAAGAACAATTATGGTTACAAACGGTTCTTCTAATGATGGACTTTCAATATTAGGTTTTGATAGTCAAAAAGATATTTACTTTGAAGGGATTACTGGAAATAGTCTAAGTCTAAACGGACTTATATTAAGTGAGTTTGGTTTAATAAAATCATTTACAGAAAATACTATAAGTATAGAGAATGGAACTCGAAATATTTCTTTATTATCCAGTACGTTTTCAGAGCAAGGTGTTAAGGTTGGTGATTTAGTTGTAATAAGAGGTATGTCTGATTCAACCGAAGATGGCTCTTATAGAATTGGCAGTATAAGTTTTGGAGTGGCAACACTTGATCTATCAGGTTCATTTACTAGTACATTAGGTTTAGATTCTAGAGTTTATATAGTTAGAAATTCGGCAAATATTGACGAATTAACATTTGAGGAAATTGTATCCATAAACGGAACCGTAATTTTTGATATATTTATGGATGAATCAAAGGATGTTTTTTATTCTAAAAGGCTTGAGGTCGATGGAGCTATATCTAGCTCCAACTTTTATGGTGTTATATCTGATATCTCCAATAATTTTATTTTAAAGGATGAATCCGCAACATTATCAATTGACACATCAGGATACGCAACATTAACTGACCCAACATTATCATCAGGCTCTCCGGTTTTTATTGGAACCACCGGGTCTTTTAAAATATTTGGTTCCGATGGTTTATCTTTTTTAACATTAGATGTAAGTGCCTCAAGTCTTCCTGCTACAACACAAAGTGTGACGATATATGGTTATAATGAAGTAAGTGCAAATAATTATTTGTTGTCAAGAGGTAGTTTTGCTACATCATTAGGTAGGGTTTTAGGAACTTCAAGTGACCCCGGGGTACCATCTTTGATAGATAAACGAAATTCTGGTACTGCGGATAATAATATTATTGGAAATGCATTTGTTGAAAAATATATTGAGGGACCCAGAAATGATTTGAGAGGTTGCGGAGTTATAAGAGGATGTGAAGTAACTAATGCGACATATACGGATGCTGGTGGAGGAAATATTTATCAAACATTTAGTATTTCTGCAGGTATAATACTTGTTAATGGAATTAGAAGAGAGTTTTTGGGATTGGAAAACGTAAGAATTGATACAGATCAAACTTATGTTGTTGTTATGAATGATAAGGGGTGCATACAAGCATCCCCATACATTGATAATCCACTTGATCCAGGAAATTACGTATCACCTTATTTCGAAAACAATGTTGCTTACCTAGCGGAGATAACAAATAATGGCACTACGGCATCAGTTTATGATTTAAGATTATATATAAATAATATAGATTATAAAATAGCTAGTGAAATTAAAGTTTCTAACGATTTAAGATTTGGTCATTTTACAGATTTAGAAAAAGCAGTTAAGTATGCAAAAAGATTTAGCAAAATGTTTCCGGAAATGGGAAGTCCTACAATATTTATTTGTAGTGGTACTTACGAAATTGATAGTACAATTCTTATAGATTTTGATTTAAAAATAACTGGTTCTGGTCCAAATACTAATTTAACAAAAACTGGTTCAATTGCAACTGGAACATCTTTGACTGGAGATGCTGTTGATATGAGTACAGCATTATTTATGATTGGAGGAGGAATTGACTCAAATGCGGCCGATATCGTGTCGGGGGTTGAATTGTCAAATTTCACTTATACAACCTCTAGTTTGTTAACAAATGTTGGTGTTGTAATAGCATTAACACAACCTTTGGTGAAAAGTTCAGTTGTAATTGCAAGAAGAGCCACTTATAAATTTAATAATATAAATTTTTTGGGACCATCTTCAATCGATGGTTCTGTTGCCGATCCAAATAAAATAGGTGAATACGCATTAATGATTGGACAACAAGATTTGTCTTTAAATCCAATAAGCTCTATCACAATGGGTAATGTTGAATTTACAGGTTGTAGATTAAACAGAATGGGTCTTGAAAACGGTGCAATTAAATTTACAGAATCATCATCATCATCTATAAAAGATATTGTTTGTACAAACAACATTGTAACATTTGGTTCACCTAATTTAGGATTAACAACATCAGTTGTTATTGAGTACCCTACAACACCAGCAACTAGCAACTTTATTGAGACTGGAAATAGTTTCAGAACAACAAGTTAATTGAGGTAAAAATTGGAAGAGAAAGAAAAATCAGCTATTGATGCCATTTATGAAATTTTAAAAGAAATAAAAATCATTAAGCAAGAAATCAATGTAATTAACAAAGATATTAAATTATTAAACAACAAAATAACTAAAATATATTCTCCCACAGCTGTTGCCATAACTTCCCAAAGTAGTGGGATACAAAAAGAACCAAATCAATCAATCAAAGTTTTTGGAAGAATTAAAAATCAAAATCAAAGGCCAATCAAGGATGTGCATATAACAATATTTAATCCTGAGGGTGAGATTTTAAAAAGTCGCTCTTCAGATGCTGAGGGATATTGGGAAGCTAGAATACCTCCAGGACAATACGTTGTTGAACTAAATGCTTCGCATATAAATAATAAATTTAGACCAAAGAATATTAATATAGAACTTAGTGACATAATTCAGGAATTTGAAGTGAAATAATGTTTTCAATTAAATTTTATCATAAAAAAGAAAAAAGAGGTGTTGATTTTTCAAATACAATCAACACCATGGTTAACTTCATATTTAAAAAATTAAATATACCTAATTCTAGGGTTGTTTCAGATAATTCTTGTATAGAGATAATATCAGGAAAAGAAATTGTTCCAAATAACAATGAAGTTGTTGTTGAATTGTTAATAAGGAAGCATATTTTGATTAAGAATGAAGACTTTAATAATCGAGAAAAGCTGGATGAACATATTTTCAGAATAAAACACTTTTGTAAGCAAGCAAAAGACATAGATGATTTGAAATATTTACCTATTAATATGAGGTAATCATATTGGGAGATGAATATGCCCATAGATATTCAGGGATTGCCAGGAACAGGCAATAATGCTATTCACCGAACTTATTCTAATTTTTTTGCTGATAATCACGTTATTCAAAATGTAGCTATTGTTCAGCCTAAAAATTTATTAATAGATATATTAAGGCAACATTTTAGTCTTGACAATATATTTACATATAGAGCTGACGAATATGGATTTCCACTTACACCAAATTTGACAGGGTTAAATGTTGATGATATCTTGACAACAAAAATTTTAATAAGTGATGTTTTTAGGTATGAAGTCAAATTCTATCCAGCCATAACTGTAAAAACTTCTGGTGGAAGTTCATTACCAGTATCTTTTAACCAAGAAGGAACTATAAAATATAGAAAAGATTTGGTTGAAAATAATTATGGTGGTGTATCCACTATATTAACGCCAACACATAAAGTGTATGCCGGCGCCTGGGATATGAGTTTTGATATTTCAATTCATTCTGAAAGTCATGCGGAATTAGAAGAAATTACTGAGATAGTAATGATCTTGTTACAGTATGTTTCCTGGAATGAGCTCAGAGCTAATGGATTGTTTATAAAAACCATGCGACTTGGTGGTGAAAATTCTGAGCCTTATGCTAATGACTATATCTTTAGTCATACACTTTCCATAGAAACAAGATCAGAGTGGAGGGTGGAGATACCTGTAGAAAACGTTGTTGAAAAAATCGTTTTTTACTTTGACGTTGATCGTCATTTTATTCCAGGACAAACAACACAGGCTGATGTACAGGCGTTAAAATATGATGATGTTGTTGATATGGCAGAAATCGTTCTTTAATTAATTTGGAACTTAAAATGTGTATAGAGTTTTTTGGTAATCCAGATAATTTAAAAAAATCTGGTGTTTACGCAATAATAAATTTAAAAAACAACAAAAAATATATTGGTTCAACCAAGTGTTTTAAAAATAGATTGAATGAACACAATAGGATGTTAAAAGCAAAAAAACATCAAAATAAATATTTGCAAAATGCATTCACAAAAAACCAAAGCAAAGATTTTTTATTTGAAATAATAGAAATATCTGATGATTATTTAAATCTAGAACAACGTTATTTAGATAACATTTTCTCATGTACCAATATTAAAAAAAAATATTACAATATATCATGTAAAGCAATATGTCCACCAAATAATTTAGGTAAAAAATTAACAAAAGAACATAAATTAAAAATAGGAGCAGCCCAGAAAGGTGTTTTAAGTAGTAACTTTGGAAAAAAACATTCAAATGAAATTAGGCTTAAAATGAGTATTTCAAAATTAAATAAAAAACATACTATGGAGACCAAAAATAAAATTAGTACATCCAATCTTGGTAAGATTAAATCTTTAGAATCAAAAAAGAAAATAAGTGAAAGTAAAAAAGGGAAAAAATTATCAGATTGCTCAAAAAGAAATATTGGATTAGGAAAATTGGGAGTAAAACATCCTAGTTATACCCAAGATATTTGTGCTGAGAATATATTGACTGGTGAAGTTATTAAGGCACATAATAGTGTTGAATTATCAAAATTAATATCAGCATCACAGTCAGCAATTCAAATTAGAATAAATAAAAAATCAAAAAGATATACAGAAAAAAATATTTTTGGAATATGGAGAATATTTAAATCAAAATAACAATGATTTTTAAAAAAATAGTAATTAAACATTATAATTGTGAAATGTTTTAATCAAAAAAATATTGTGAATGTAATGATATGCAAAAGAAACACCTAAATATTGTAGTAGAAATCAAAATTTTGGACTTGGTTACTTCTATTAATAAACAAAATAGATTATGATAAGGAGTATTTAAATATGGCTTCAATTCCAGGTTTAAGTGGATACCAACAACCAGGCACATTCGCAAGAGATCGAATCATATCTCGTGGCGTTTCAATCCCTGGCGGACAAAGAATTCCTTGTATTATGGGCGAAGGCTTAAGGGAAGAAACTGTTGTTGAATCAGCATTAGGTGATGGTCAAGATGGTGATTCCGGATGTAGTCCTACGGGTTCAGGATCTGGAAAATATTTTAGTCTTCAAAACTCCCCAGTTATATCAGGCAGAACAGAAATTTACTTGAATGGTTCACAATTAAGAGGGTTCGAAGGGACTATTGACGAAAATTCATTTGATGGATTATATGATTTTAGACTCGATCCTGAAACAGGATGCTTTGAATTACAGGGCGCCAGTATAGGGGACCAAGATGGAAAACATTATTCAGCTAGTAGTCTTAACGTTGGTAACGGATTTGTTGTTGATGGAACCTGTGGTACTGTTGACTTAATATCAGTTTATGACACAAATGCTCCAGCAGAAAGATGGACCGTGAGAGTTGTTGGGGTAATTAGAGATTCAAATGGTGATCCAATCCCGGGCTTAACAACATTTACTGTTACAGGTTCTGTTTCTGGACAATTAAGAAATTCTAACGGACAACCTATACTATTTCATGATTCGTATTACACAAGCAATCTTGGTTCTGTTTCAGGAAACTCGGACGCTTGTAATGATGGATTCGTAGTTGCCAGTAGTATTGATTTTGGAGATGGTAGTGCTGAAACCGTAAGTGGTGATGCCACACCATTAACAACTAGATATTTTAGTTTTTCTGGAAATTTAATTACACAAGGTCAAGCTTTAGTCGGAGATCATCTTTGCTTAGATGGTTATGTTGGAATTGAAATTGATGATATTAATTATGATTCTGGAACAGATATCACAACATTAACATTAGTTACAGATAGTATTGCAACAGACGTTTTAAGTGTCCCATGGGAAATTAAAGCTGTTAACTTATTTATAGATGATGAATCAGTTGCTCATGATGGAACAACAGGAGTTCCTGATACGGCAGGAAGATTTAGTAGTTCATCTTTAGGCAAAGTTTTAACTATATGTAGTGGAGATTCTCAAGGATTTTATAAAATCGATCAGGTTACCTCATCAAGAAGAGTTAGAGTAAGCTCTTTGTCTGATTCTAGTGTTGGATTTCCTATCCTAGCAGATGGAGATGGTGATGGTTTATCCGAAACAGGACTTGAGTTTCATTTATTAGAAACAAACGGTGTTTTGATATTCGGAATCAAGGTGGGGACAATACCATTTGCTGTTGGAGATAAATTCTTTATTGACGTTAAGTCAAAAGTTTTAAAAGTAAACGATCAGCTTACAGCAAAGTATATAGCTGAATCAGATATTAATGACCCGGAACTGTTTGTTAGTGCTGCAGAATTAAATCAAAAACATGGTACAGAAAGTTTAACCAACACTTTGGCCTTAGGTGCTAGAATGTGTTTCGAAAATCAAACACCATTTGTTTTGGCAATTCAATGTAAGCCACCAATTCCAAGAAGAACTACTGTTACTTTGGTTGAAGAAGTTGATTCAAATGGTAATGGTGGATTCCAAGCTTGTGGCGGCGTAGCAGCAGATTGTGAGCCTGATGATTTAACATTTATTATTCCAAAGCCTTTAACCGGATTACAAAGAGCAAAACCTGACATAGATACACAGGTTAATGTTTTTGTTGTTAGAGATGGCGTAGAAACACAAATATTTCCAAACAAGGTCGGGTTTTATAATTCTCAATTAGAAAGCCCAACAGGGCAGGGTTCTTTTATTTCCGGTTCTGACACATCATTCTCTTATACTGTAATTAATACAGATACAAAAATAACAGGAGAAGGTTTTAACGCAGAACTAACTGCAGCAGATAGCACATTTTCAACAACAGAAATAGATTTCGATAGTACTGACGTTGGTAGAATAATAGTAATTCAAAGTTTGGAAACATCATTATCTGCAGTTTTAACTACATCCGATGATATCAGCACACATTTATTTGGAGATACAACAACCGGCGTTGAATTAGTTATTAGCTCAATTGTTGATGACAATACTGTTGTTGTTTCTGGAAATATTACCGGATTGCCAGATATATTATCTGATGCTGTTGATGTTCAATTCTTTATAAAAGATTCAGGTGATACAACAAATGTAAGATCAGCCCTCTTATTACATAGAGATTTAGTTAATAGTGGAACTCTAAAAGTGGGCGATGGAATTAAGATATCATACATTGATGAACTAGATGCAGATTTCTTTGACACAAATTGGTTCGAGGCTTTTGAGGCATTAGAATCTGAAGATTGTCAAATGGTTGTTCCTTTACCCTTGCAAAATCGAAGCGGTATATTTAGAGCAGCCGTTCAACATGCAGAAACAATGAGCACTATAGCAATACAAAAAGAAAGAATTGCTATGTTTGGAGCTCAACAAGGAGTTACTCCAGAAGCCCTTTTAGGTTTAGAAGAAGTTGCCGTTGAAGATATAGGGGTTTTAGAAGGTATCCAGGGAGATAGTGCAGAAGAAGTCCTAGACGGAAACACTGAAGATCTGCAAAACTTCAAGTTAAGCGATAACTTCACAAGTAATCGATCAGTATACTTTTTCCCTGATCGGATTGTAAGGTCAGTTAATGGAACAAATTCATTTATAGATGGTTTTTATATGGCAGCAGCTGCGGCGGGATTTTTAGCGCAAACACAAAATGTTGCGATACCATTAACTTTCAAAACTTTATCTGGTTTCTCGATCTTAAGGGACCGAAAATTTAGACCAACAATACTAAACCAACTTGGTTCAGTCGGAGCTACTGTTGTTCAACCAGTAATTGGTGGAGGAAAGGTACTTGCTGGTAGAACTACAAGCCAGTCTGGGTTTGTTGAAGATGAAGAAATTTCAATTATATTTATTAGAGACAGAGTTAAACAAACATTAAGAGCTGGGCTTCTACCGTTCGTAGGAACAGTTGAAGATGCAAATACGCAAGGTATTATAACTGCGAGAGCTGTAGGAATATTATCATCATTGGTTTCTCAAGGATTAATAACCGGATTTGAAAATGTTAGAGTTGAACGAGATAAAATTGATCCAAGACAATGGAATGTTTGGGCTAGATATCAACCAAGTTATCCAATAAATTACATATTTATCGATCTTGAGGTTGGAGTTAGATAAGTAAATAAAAATGAAAATAATAATGGCTCACTTAAGTGGGCCATTTTTATTTTATAAATAATCTTTGTCCAGCATCATATATTTTGAATAACTTATATTCACGGGCATAGTCTCGCTCCTTAAGCTTTCTTTCATCCATATTTGCCCTACATTTTAGTCGGTTATAAGTTTGTTTAAAATCGGTCCACTCCCAACCCAATGTTTCTTTTTCTAATTTGAAACCTTGTTTAATTAGAAATTCACCAGTTCCATATCTAAGATCTACCCAATAATGAATTGGTAACTTTGGCATATTTAACGTTACATATTTTAAAAGTTTAGAGAAGGCACCAATTATATTGTAATTAATCTTAGAACAAAATCTTTCTATTTTTATAAACGTTTTTCCTTTTCCTAATTTATAAGACATCAATGAAACTAATTCGTTTTCACAATAAAGCCCTATATGTTTAGCGTTTTTATATCCCTTTATGTGGTTGTTTTTCAAAAATAATTTTGCATCATTAGAATTAACATTTTTTACATTTGTTTTTCTAGCCCCTAGTTTAAATGATGTTTTGTTTAACACATTAAAGATCATAGATTTGACAATATTAAATTTATTAAATATTTCGTCGGATCTGAATTGTAAGATTCTATTATTTTCATTAAAATAATGCTTTCTCA